GAAAGAATACCTAACCCATCTTCATAAAACTCTCTAAGTTGTTCTGAATCTGAAAAATGTGTTTTGTTATTACGTTCGTAGTCTGTTCTGTAGCCTTCTCTTAATTTTTCCTCAAATTGGAATTCTAAATCGATTTGATCAGCAGCGGTTTTACTTACGTTATAAAACGTAGTTAAGTAATCTTGTAGTACAGTGTGAATTGCTGTACCAAACGTCATATGAATTGATACTTCCGACGTATAATGCCCATCTCGATATTGGAGCGCCCACTTGTGTGGGCAGCTCTCAAACATCGAGAATTGACTAAATGAGATTTGCTTTTGAAAGCGATAGTCAACATCTGGGGGCGTGTGTTTTTGTACCTCTTTAATTATAGAGGGTATTTTTTTCTTAGCCAAAACTTATTTCCATTTACCTCTAATAACTAACATAGCAATAATGCCATAGTTAGCAATGTCTACAAAACTATCTATCATTGTTTCTCCTTCAACGTAATTTTGACCATTACGTTTCAATAGATTTTTGAGGCGATTAATTTTATCATTACAACGAAGCCAAATACCTGTAATAGAAAGATTTCGGTCGTCTCGAGTAGATAAATCAGAACCTAAAGCAATATTTTGAAGCCCATAATCCATCATTTTGCGAGCAAACAGAGCGTATTGTTCTTTTTGTATTTCTTTAAAATTATCAGCTAATTCAGGATATAGTCTTTCAAAATCCTTAATTGCTCTTTCTTCCCCAGTGTGGGGATTTGGTTCATAACTTACTTTTTCTTCCATTTATATGGTTTTTACTAATTTATCTTGTTCTTTTTGATCGATTCCCATTTGCCACAAAATACTTCGAACACCTGGTTCTCGGATTATATCAATGTAGTGATCAGCTTCACCTAAACTACATTCATAATATTTTGCTACGTATTCTGCTACACTTTGTGGTCTTTGTTTTTTACTCGGTTTGATATACTTTAACCAAACCTTTTTCTTTGGGATCATTTCTCTATAAATGGTATAAATTTGTTTTTTGTTCTGTGGACTTATCTTTTGAACATAATTTACGAGTTCTACGTAATTTATATCCATCGATAAATATCTATGAACCATGTAAGAGTTGAATGAATCCCATGACTCTTCGCTGAAGTTACCAGGGGGAGTCTTTTTGGTTGTAATTTCTTCTAACCAATCAAATAGTGTCATACTCGTCCTGGAGTTCCTTAGGAAGTGTTTCCTTTAAGATAGCACCGGTTTTGACATCATAAAACACAGGAATAGGAATAAGTGCATCTTGTTCAGTGCCTACTGCAAAACGTGATGCTTTACGCAAAATAATACCTTCAGCTACTACGTAGTTACCATCAGGTGTTTCTACTTTTTCTGTGTTTTTAATATCAATATTAAGTTTAAGATCCTGATTTTGATTCATTGTTTTGTGATTTATAATCTAAAATAAAGCCAATTAATACTATAATATTCATACCCAAGCTGGCTATAATCTCGTGTATGTCTTGATAAATTGTTGTCATTAAGTGAATGTGCCCAACCATCCAGAAAGGTATGGATAAGTTTTGGCTAATCCAAATAACAGTAAATTTAAGAAAGTTCTTCATATTCTATATCTTCAATTTCTCGAACAAAATATATAGCACCTTCTTTTTTAAATGTGTTAGTACAATGCCAAAGTTGTCTTAAAATATCTAAATCCCATTTAGGTTCATCTCTAAGAATTCTAACTACTTTATATAATTTACTTCCAACATTTATAATTTGGTAGTTCATAGTATAGAAATAATCTTAGCTATACAAGCCATAATATTGATTTCTTTATCGATTCTAAAATTAGCGTGGTATTGATATTCTTCTAAAATAACTGTTACCATGCCTTCCTTCCCGTCACCATAGACTGAAGCATTTTCGTAAAGTGCTTTAAATAATTCATCGTATTCGTCTGTGTTTGAATCAGCAATTATTTGGCGAATTGTTTTCCAGTTTTTGCCTGTTTTAAGTTCATTAATTACTTGCAATGTATAATTAGATGATACAAGGACTGATTTGTCAATTTTAAGCCATTTGTCGTCTTCACCTTTTACTTTATCGTGAACAATAGATAATTGAATGGTATTAAGACATTTACGAACGTCTGGGTAAAATTGGTTTACAATCGTTTTTAGGTCATCACGTTCAAATGAAACACCTTCTTTCTCCATAATACCAGCAATGTGTCTTGCAACATCAACTTTAGATGGAGGTATAATTTTCAGGACTTGGCAACGTGATTGTAAGGGGTCAATGATACGTTCCACGTAGTTACACGTTAAAATAAAACGTGTAGTACGTGAAAACGTTTCAATGACATTACGGAGAGAAGCCTGCGCCTGGATAGTGAGGAAATCAGCTTCATCTAAGATAACCACTTTAAGTGGTTTAAATGAGGCTGCTGAGGCAAAACCTGATACTTTATCCCTAATTGTTTCAATTCCCCTTTCGTCTGAGGCATTGATGTAAAGATAATCACAATCAAGGTTGCGAACAATGAGCTTAGCAAGAGTAGTTTTACCTGTACCTGCTGGTCCGTAAAATATTAAGTTTTGGATATCGTTCTGTGATAAGTACTGAGCGATAGTTTTTTTAATATTCTCATTGCCTACATATTCGTCTAATGAAGTAGAACGGTATTTTTCAACTAATAAACTATGTTCATCATTCATAGTCACCATACAAATCGTACTTTTTAGGTTCTGGCCTTTGAATTTCTATTTCTTGTGTTGTAATAATGTACAACTTACTTTTTAGGGGTTCAAGTCTAAATGCTTGGGGTTTATGTTCTGCTTGTTGGTAATAAGCATTTAAAACCTCAGTTAGTGAATCATAAACTTTTTCGCTATTGAGGAGTTTCCACCTGTCACCAGGTGGAACTCTCTCAGCGATTTGAATATTTTTTTCTACTTGTTGGGTATCCATTAGAACATACCTCCCATTCCACCCATTGGATCAGATTCTTTCTTATCTTCTGGGTTGTCAACAACAACACATTCGGTAAGCAATACAGTGCCTGCTACTGAAGCTGCGTTTTCAAGTGCTAAACGTGTTACTTTAGCTGGGTCGATGATACCTGCTTCTTTCATATTAATGATCATTCCTGTTTTCACATCGTGACCTTCCCAATTGGTTTCATTGGTATAATAATTCATAGCAAGCATTTGTGCTTTAGTTTTGTCGTAACCGGCATTAGTAAGAATTTGTTCGAATGGTTTACCACAAGCTTGGTATACAATTTGTGAACCAATTCCATTTGTTTCTCCAATACCTTCACGAGCATAAAGCAAAGCAGCACCACCACCAGGTACAATACCTTCTTCTAAAGCTGCTTTAGTAGCGAACAAAGCATCTTCTACTCGGTCTTTCTTTTCTTTAATTTCGGTTTCAGTATTTCCACCAACATGAACTATCGCCACTCCTCCGACGAACTTCGCGAGTCTTTCTTGAAGTTTTTCTTGTTCGAAAGGGGTTTTTGTTTTTTCGATTTGTTGTTGAAGTTCTTCAATACGTGCTTGTATTGATTCAGATTCTCCTCTTCCATCAATAATTGTTGTTTGATCTTTTGTAATTGTTACACTTCGGGCTGATCCGAACCAATCCCAACTGAATTTGTCAAGACGCATACCTTTGTCGGTACTAAATACTTGACCTCCTGTTAGAACTGCTATATCCTCTAACATTAATTTACGGCGATCACCAAAGTCAGGAGCTTTAACAGCTGCTACTTTAATGGTACCGCGTGCCTTATTTACGATCAGTGTAGCAAGTGCTTCACCATCAACGTCTTCAGCAATTAACAATAGGGGACGGTTTTGGTTAGATACTCCCTCTAAAATAGGAAGTAAATCTTTTACAGTTGTAAAACGCTTATCTGCAATTAAGATAAAAGGATTATCAAGATGAGTAGACATAGTTGAATTGTCAGTTACAAAGTAGTGAGACTTGTAACCGCGATCAAACTGCATACCTTCTACTGTTTCAAGATAAGTTTCACCTGTATTTGATTCTTCAATTGAAACTACTCCTTCACGACCTACTTTTTGCATAGCAGTAGCAATAAGTTTACCAATTTCTGGGTCGTTGTTAGCTGAAATGGTAGCGATTTGTTCAAGTTGTTCTTCACTTGAGATATCTTCAGCGTTAGAGCGAAGTTGTTCTACGACTTGTTTTACAGCTGTATCAATACCACGCTTAATTTCAACAGCATTAGCTCCATTATTAAGATGTGAAAGACCAGCTTTTACCATCTCACGAGCTAACAATGTAGAAGTTGTGGTACCATCACCAGCATTATCAGCGGTTTTTACGGCTGCTTGTTTTACCATTTTAACACCTACTTCTTCTACATTATCTGATAGAGAAATAGATTTAGCTACGGTTACACCATCTTTAGTTGATTGTACCTGACCCATTTCGTTAACGATTACTACGTTACGTCCATTAGGGCCAAGTGTTGCTACTACAGCGTCTGCTAATTTATCAATTCCCGCTACGAGTTGTTTACGTGCTTCGGGGCCAAATTCAATAATCTTACTCATTTGTTAAATATTGTTTTTCTTCTTCTGTTACTTCGGTTTTAGCAAGTACTTCTTCAATAGATGCTCTTTCTACAATTTTAGCTAAGACTTGGTTTTCAGGACCAATCCAATATTCTTCTCCCAGATATTCAAATTTACTGAATCCCATAGTTGGAAGAACAATAATATCTCCGGCTTTTATCATTGTAGGAATAAAAGTCCCAGTTGCTGAGTAATGGCCAGGGCCAACATTAATAACTTTACCTGTTTTGTTTTTTTCATTACCTAAATCGGGGACTACAATGTTCCCGTAGGTGGTTTCTTCGAGTTCAATGGGTTGTACCACAACCGCATTATATACTGCTTCAATCATATTTTAATAACTTTGGTTAAACGTCCCACAATTTTGTTGTATTGGTCAATAAAATCTTGTATAGTATCATAACTAATACTCATAGCTTCATCTTTAGCCATAGCTTCAAGTGCTGCACCCAAAGTTTTATAATAACCAAGGGTTTGTTGGTATTCTTTTCCACTTTCTTCAGCCATAATACCTTTTTGGACTGCATAGCAATAGTCATCCAATTGAATATAATATGGTTCAATTAGTGGATCTTTAATGTAGCGTGTGTATTGCTTTGATTCTTTTTTCTTCATAATAACTAATTAAAATAACCTAAACGGGCACCCCAATATACGAAACTTTATTTAATCTTCAAAGCTTTAGGTTTAGCTTCTTCAGCAAATGGCACGAAAATTTTAAGCAATCCGTTTTCCATTTCAGCTTCAGCTTTGGTAAGATTAAACTTAGAAGCTACTTTATAACCTAAATTAAAAGAACGACGTGCAATACCTTTATGGAGGTAAGTACAGTCGTTCACATCACAACACTTGTCGTCTTCATGTTTGTTGTAAGATATTTTAAGAACATCTCCTTCGATATTAATCCCAATATCGTTTTTTTCAAGACCAGTACATGCAACTTCAAAGTGCAAGCCGTCTTTGTTCTCGTAAATATCTACTGGGTGGGGGATTTTAGCCTCAATGGCTGGTTGGAAATTTAATTCCGATCTGAAAAAGTCTTTAAATAACAGATCAAATGGTGAGAGTTGTCTCTCTGAAATGAATGTAGTCATAATCCTTAGATTTATGGTTAAACAATAAAATAATTTTGGTTTCCGAAGATAACCGAGGGGTGCCCGTAGGTCATGTTATACATATTATTTAATTTTGTTTCCTTATAGTTCTGGTTAAATAATAAGTGCTTTTCCAATTATCGCCTTCAAATACAAGTTTAAGTAACCCTTGAAGATTTAAACTCATGTGTGCTATATCTGCATCTCTATTATTTGCGAATATAACGCGGATCATCTCAGAGTTGAATGGTACTACAAAATCATAGTGTTCTCCAGTAATAACCGTGTTAGGAACGATATACTCAATTTTATTTGACTGGTGTCCAGGATCGCCAAATACCATAGTTACTACTGATTCTCCATCAAAGTTTTGGGTAGTGGTAAAAACTACATTATCGCTTTGTAAAGCATTTTTAGCTTTAATTACTGCTGAAATAGCTTCTGAGTCCAGAGTACTTTCAATTACATAATTATTAGGATCATTTACTGTACTCGGTTTTTGGATAAGTAAAAGCTCAGATAAAGGGTAATTAAGTGTATAATTAGAATCCTCAATAATGAGTTTAGTAAATACTTTACCATTCATGTTTTCTAAACGTAAGTTTAGATCTCCTGAGGTAATAGAAAGTAGTTTATCTAATTGGGATGTGTTGTAAACAGCGAATATACTGTTTTCTAAGTCAAATTTGGTATGAGTTATTTTACCAATCATATCTTTAGAAGGTGAATCAAAATCAATTGTTAGTTGATTATCATTAACAACCCATTTTACAGCATCAATCATCCCGCTCAAATTATATTTTGAGATAATTGCTTGTAGTTGTGATTTACTTACCATATTTAAAAACTAAAAAACATATTGCGATAAGGATTTAAATTGAGTCTCCAACCTAAATCATGATAAAACCCTTCTAATTTACTTTCAAGAATAGTTTCAAATGATTTGTCCTTATCAGCATATTCATCTAATAATATACGAATTTTTTCTGGCATATCAAAATCAAGAAATGCGAGTGCTTCAATTCTATAGGGATTTTCTCTTAAATAAATCCATTTAACCTTATCACCTTGAGTAATACGAGAGTGTTGTTTATCCAATTTCCAGAATGTAAGCAAATCATTGTATTTAATAGCTGCTTTAACTGGAGCAGGTGCTTTGGGTTTAATAATAGAAAACATTTCACCTGATTTAGGACCACGTTCAATGTAATCATTTAGAGTTTTTACTGAAGTAGGGTTACCTAAAATTGTAATATCAAGTTCTCTTGACATAATGTGCTCTCTAAAATCAAGTAACAACTGATCGATTTCACTTTGCTTAGTGCCTTTAAGAGCTAACTCTAAAATTTTGTTAAAGAATTTTCCGAAAATAGGAGGGAAATTAGCTTTCATAAACTCTAATCCCTTAATATCTAATTCATCTTTAGATACACCCTCTTTTTTAGTAATCCACTGAGCATATCTTCGAGTTGCTCTAAAATAAGCTGAACGAATGATACACTCGGTTTTCATTTCAAAACGGTGGATTGGGACATTAAATACGTTTGTAGACATTTCCGAATAATATTCGGTGATTAAGTCTTGGTATTTGAGGGCGATTTTTTCAAGCTTATTGTCTCTTTCTTCATCATCCATCTCATCAAAATTAGAGTAGAGATGCCTAAGCAGAGGTTCAGCGTTATAATAATTAGAGTCTGTGTCAACATAAGCACAATAGTTTGTGTCTTCTTCGTTACAAATAAACCAAGGTGTAGTTTCTAAGTTAATCATATTTTAATTACTTGAATAATAATTAAAAGTAAACTTAAAGCTAAGCTAATTGCTGTTTTAGTATCAATGGGTTGATTAAAATAATAACTTGTACCCCAAGCATAAACAATCATACCTGTTGCAAATCCTATAAATCGTTGGGGCCACATTGCACCTTCAAAACCATTTACAGTGTATTTGGTGGCATACAGGTAAATGTATGAAATAGGAAAACCCATTAGTGCTATCCAAATTGGATTCTTTTTAAACCATTCCCATATAAATTGACCATTTAATTGCCAATAAGCGATTAATTGACCTATTAGATATAATGAGGCTCCTATTAATAAATCTTTAATATTCATTCTACTACTACTATTTCTCCTAAATTGTGAGACGAAATATAATACTTAAAGTCGTATTCATCAAGGAAATCCATAACTAAAGATTGCATTTTTTGAGAATTACCTGTTATTATATTTGCTCCTTTGTGATCAAAACCTTGCCAGAAGAAAAAGTCAATTAATTTGTCTTCAACATCAGCGTGTTTAACCCCGTGTAAATCAAGAGTTTTCTTCTTCTTCATTATGGATTACTCCTTCAACTTCACCTTTGTTATTGTAAATCTGTTCTGGGACTGTAATATAAAATTTTTCTCCTTTAATACTAAAACGTCCCCCTTGCTTGAGCATTTTTCTAAAGAAAGTAATTTCCTTATCTGACCATTTTTCAGACTTAGTAATTATAGTATCTTTATCAAGTTTTTCACCTGAACTAAAAATTGATACTCCTGCTCTAATTGATTGCTTTGAAATTCTATTTTCCATTTTGGTCTTTTTCTGAGATTGTTATGTTTAATGAATAGGATTCTATAATTTGTTTTACCTCTGGGACATCATAGTAAGGTATACTATGCTCAGATTCTGGGTTGTATTCTCCTATTACATTATATACAACGATAGTGTTGGGTTCTAAGGTTAAGAAACCATGAGCTTTAGAAGAAGGAACCTCAATTGCTGAGTTTGAATTAAGTTTGGCAAATTCTACTTCTTTGGTTTCGAGGTCAACTAAAAAATCAATTATAGAACCTTGAACAACTTTTACATATTTTGTTTGGGGTGGGTTTGTTTGGTAATGTAACCCCCTAAAAGTAAAAGGATAGGTATTAATAGAAACAGAGCATTGCTCCCATTCTTTAACGTCTATAGGAGTATAAGATCCTCTGTTATCTAAAAATGTTTTATGGTTCTTAACTATCATAGTGTAAGTTCTCCTCTCATTACTTTATTCATATGAGTGTTAGCAAACAAAGCCGATTCTTGAATAATTCGTTGTCCCGACAAAGTAATACTTTCACTCAAAATTACATTACCATATCTAAAGCTACCAAGAGCTGTTGCACCATACAAGCTGTTTAGTAAGATTTTCATTGTATGTTGCTTTAAGTGCATTTGTTCGCCTAATGCTTTGTCACCAGCTTTATAGGCTTTTTTCATTTGATTTTTATAAATAACTCGTTCGTCAAACCATTTAGCAAGAATAGTTTTCAGTACCGAATCAAAATCAGTTCGGTACATAACTCCATTAGCTGAGATAGATAAATTAGATGATTCTACTAATTTAATAATATCTTTAACCTTCATTTGGGCTGTCTTGCGTTTTGAATTTTGAACATCAAATACACGTTCAAGATCCATTTTTTTTAAATCATTTAATCCGTATCGACAGTTAAAAATCTCTTTACCTTCAACAATTACTTTTTCATCCGGCATCATAATTCGCCCTACTAATGTTTCTTTACCAATATTCAAAGACATAATAATTGAAGGGTATAGAGATGTCAAATCCTCATCAAACATATAATTGAACAAACCTGCATTAGGGCAAAACAAGTAACCACCCGCGTAATTCTTTTTAGTAATTGGGTTTCGATCTCGAGCAGGCGGAATAATACCTTGAGACAATAGGTAAGCCGAAATAGCACCATCGTGAATCATACTGTTTTTGTAGACATCACTATAGTTAATTTTACCTTTATGTGCCAAGTTTTTAGTTAAAGGTAAGTATTGGAATTTTTCATCTAATGCTTTCAAAATTTCAACGTCTCGAAAGTTATAAGCAATAAACTTTTGTTTGTCTTCTTTAAATAAGCGATCTAAACTACCATCATACTCGATTTTTTCCATGCCTACATACTTTTTTCCTAAGGCATCTAATTTAAAAGAAGGTTCATCTCTAAAACTAAACTTTTTATGAAGTTTCATGTAATCTAAAGACTCGGTACCTGCAATTTTAAGCCAACCATCTCTATTCCATTCGGACTCGTCATGTACAATTCCTATTGGAGACAGCATATTTGCTACTTCTTTGTCAAATACATTACAAAGGCGGTAGTAGAGGTAGGGTATGTCAAAGTAATCACTGTTGTAGCCAACTAATATATCCGGATTAATTTCGCGCAAATTAGTTATAAAAGCTTCAAGCAAGGCTTTTTCTGTCGGAACCGGAATAATCTCTCTGTTACCTTCTTTATCGTGTTGTAGCTCGTTTTTTTTATCTAAGATAAGAATTTTCCACTCATCTGTTTGTTTGTGCCACCAAGCTATAGAAGTGATGGGTTTTGGAGCACTACGAATATAATCTTCTGTAAGTGCACCTCCCATTTCACACTCTATATCAAAAAATACTTCTTGGTGAGTAACAGATGGCTCGTCATTATTTCCATACATGTCAATAAGGAACCTTTGATAAGGTCTCATATCGTGAAAATGTAATTTTGAATTATCTTTTTTCCATTTAGTAATTTTGCGGAGTGATTCTTGTCTTAGTCCTCTAATGTTTCGATCTGCATCGTGGTCAGAGCATTCTTCATAGGTATGGTAATTCCATACTAAAGTTTGATAACCACCATCATCCCACAAATGAACTCTATAATTGTTTTCTTTGAGGGGTTGGACAAAACAAGATTTATAACTCATTACTTAAAAAATTGCTTCAGATCTGGGCGGAAGTAATTAATGTTTTTCATCACTTTACGGTCTCGAGTACGGTATACAACGTACTTGTCACCAACCTGTTCATAGTGACATGCCTCGCCTTGTTCTTTGGAACGTAGGTCAACAGTCGCTTGTGCCTCTTCTTGTGTAGAACAAGCTTTGGATAGATTCGACGCCTGTACTTCCATATAAGCGGGCCAAATTTTATCCTTAAGACCATGAAGCATAGCACCGTTCCCAATGGATACGTAAGCAATATCGCACAACGCGTCCAGAACTTCAACGATGTCTCCTTGTTCACAAGCATGTTTATACTCCTCAAGTTCTTCCAAAACGAATTTGTATACAAAATCCCATTCGTGTTCTGCTGGTATCGTTGGTTCATAATTGTTTGGTTTGTTCATTAGCGCATTGAACTCTTCAACCTCGCTTACGAATGGTACATATTTGCCTTCAAACTTTTTTACAATCTTTTCTGCAGTATATTCAGCCCATTCTACATCTGGGTAACGAGACATATCGTCTCGATCACGAAGTGAGTGTAGAGTGCCTAAACTATTAAGTAATTCAATTGTAATAATATCTTTAAATTGAGACATGACCATTATTAATTTTTAGTGAATCAAAAAATTCTTTGCGTGCTTGGTTATCATTTTCCATAAACACACCACTTGCTTTAGTAGTTACCATAGCAGCACCTTGGTGTTTAACACCACGGCAAGATACACAATTGTGAGTTGCTACAACTGAAACTATTACACCTTTATTGTCTTCACAAACTTTATCTACTGCTTGGTGAATTGCTTGGGTCAATTGCTCTTGAATAGCACCTCTACGACCAAAGTGTTCTACAATTCGATTTAGTTTAGACAATCCTATAACGCGTCCATTTTCTCCAGCAACGTATCCAATGTGGACGACCCCACGAATGGCTTGGTGATGGTGAGAACACATACTAGTAAGAGAAATGTTGCGCTCAATAATAAGGCCATCATAACCATCACTAGGGAACGAAGTAATTTCTGTAAAATTGTCATAACGGCCTTTCCAAAGGTCGTAAACATAAGCTTTAGCCACACGACGGGGCGTTTCCATTGAATTTGGGTCATTTCTCCAATCACATTTTAGGGCATCAAGAAACTTACCGAATGCTTCGGTTGCTTCTTCTACCATTGATTCTTTTTCTTTATCGGTAAAGGGGAAACCTGCGGCTACTCCATTTGCCATTCCAACAGGCACACACTCGATTTTGTCGTATTTTTTACGACGCTTATTTTCCATTTCTTCCATATAACTTATTTTGTGTAAATATAATAACTAATCTTTACAGAGCAAAGATACTTTTATAATTTCTGCAATGTCCTTTATCATTGTCCATTCCATAACCTACTACCCATTCGTCGTCAATTTCAAAAGCATGGTAGGCGTGAGCCGGAGTAGGATCTTGAGATTTACGTTTAAGTAAAGTAACAATATTAATTGATGCTGGGTGTTTGACTTCTAAATATTCAATTACAGCTCGCATTGTATTACCAGTATCGTAAATATCATCAACAATATAAACGTGTTTACCTTTAACAGGGGTTTCTAAGTCTTTAGTGATTTGAATATCACCTTGTTTATTTTTAGCTACATACGATTTAACGCGCATAAAATCACATTCCACGTCAATTGGCATCGCTCGCACTAAATCGCTGTAAAACGCAAAACAACCGTTAAGTAAGCCAACCATTACCACGGGTGTTTTATCACCTGTATGGTCAGCTGCTATCTGTTTACCAATAATTTTGGTTTTAATTTTAATATCGTGTTCGTTAAATAATTCAGTCATTATATTTTGTTTTACATTTTTTACATACACAAACAATATGAGGGATCCCAAAATTATTACGAGTAACCTTAAAAAGAGATTTAGGATCAAAACTATCTAAGCAATCGTGGCAAAGCTCTTTTTTTTGAACTTTGCCACGCTTTGATACTTTTAAAACATCACCTTCAAACTCAAACTCATCCATGTCGGTATTCGAGTTTTTCATTTTCCTTTTCTACCCCAATCCCATTTAAAGTTATATAACTTAATTCATATCCAAAAGCTGATATGGCGGTAATAATTCCTGAAACTTCCATAACTTTAAGAGCCCAAAGTTGATGGAGGCATTGTAAAAATCCGTGTGGCATTATACTTGTCTTTTAGTGTCGTAAGCAATAATATGATCTCGGCCTGTCATGTTATAACCATGTTCAGCTACCATCTCAAATACTAATGGATACATTTTAATTAATTCTTCTCTATTATCTCCAGCAGGCATAACGAATGTTTTTTCTTTTGGGATATTCATTTCTACTCTAAACGCTTCGATTTCTTCTAAATTTTCTTGTGTTCCATCCCATACTGGTTTAAAGTGATAATCGGTATGGTAATCAAGAGTTTGACGAATCGCTTCTTTGTTTTGGCGTAAGCGGTTGTGAGTGTCAATTAGTTTTTGATCTACAGTATACCCAAGAGGTGTAGATACACCAAGTACAGGAACACTAT